TCAAGAACCGTGCGTGTTTGTCGGCGTGTCTGCGGGTCTTGCCTTGGATTTCAGCCCATTGCCCGCCAATACCCCGCCCAGTGAACCAGTCAAGAAAATGGCGAGGGTTTTCAATAGGTCAATAAATGCTGCGTCGTTTGGCGCCTGGGAACCAATCGGCTGGGTCACGAAGATAAGCGCATAAGTTATGCCAACGGTTACAACCAGAAAGACTGCTGCAAGGGTTGAACCGATAATCAAAATCAGTTGTGCGTGGACGTCCTCAGGGGTGCGGCGTCGGTACGGTCTTGCTAAATTCTTCTCCAATGATGTCGTCAGTGCAAGTTCCAGTAGGGACGCACTGCGGTTTTTGGCATTCTGGGTTTTCCCAGTTCTCAAATTCTTGGCATTCATAACGTGTCCAACCTTGGTACCCGCAAGCGGTCAGGGTTAGTGCAAGTGCCCAAACCAACCCTGCCGCTGCGAATCTGCGGTTCACTTCCCCGTTGAACCGAAGGCTTTGTCGTTTGGGTTAAGCCAGCGCAAAATCACTGGTGCAACCGCTGCAACCCCTGCCATTGCAAGTGTCTTTGGGTCTGTCACACCTGCCATGTATAAGGCGAGCGCTGCCGCCATAAATGATCGTGCCCACGAAGCTGCTAAGGCTTTGGCTTGTTCCATTTGGTTTTCTCCTTCTTTGGTTTATCTGCCGTTTTTGGCATTTCAACACTAGGAAATTCTCCCTGATAAGGCGTGAATTTAGGAATACCAAAACCGACAATTTCCTTGCCTTCACCAAATCCCCGAACTTTGACCATGACCATTCCACCATTGCGCTGGTCGCCCGTGCCGCTGGTGTTGCCTTCAATTGTCAAACATGTTTTGTTGTCGATTAAGCCAACTACAATTCCAATGTGTGAAATGCGGTCAACGCCGTCATGCGGGAAATCCATGAACGCCAAATAACCCAATTGAGGAATGTTCGACCAGCGGTTTATTTCCTTAAATTTATGGGCACCAACTGCAGTGCTGACGACTGAATGAATTTTGACGCCAGCCTGGTCGGCGCACCAATTGACGAAAGAACCGCACCAGGGCAACCCGTCGGCTTTTGTAAATTTGCCGTATTTGGTCAGGTTGTCGCCTTCTTCAATTGTGCCAACTTCAGCGGCTGCAATTTCAATCAGGCGCGCATTTGTGCCCATTGGATATTTCATTCTTACAACGCCGATTTCAATTCATCAAGCGAAATCCCAATTGACGCCAATTTTTCGGTAAGTGTCAATTCTTGAAAAGAATCAACGCCGACATGTGCCGCGACAATTTGTTCCGCTTTGCTCTCGTCTTTGGCTGCAATGTCTAAATGAATATATCCGTCGGCACTGTCAGCAACCGCGCCAGTGTCATCAGAAATAACCACGCCCGCGGATTTTAATTCCAGACGCAATTGCTGACCATTAAGTGAGGCTGGTTTTGTAAAAGATATCATTATGCTCCAATCAAATACGCTGAAAAGGTTGTATCTCTAGCAGTGCCATAAACTGCCAATGTGCCGCCTGAGTTTTGCCAAGCAATAGTTTCAAGATAATCCGTAGCAACCAAATCAAGAATGTAACTTGTGCTAAGGGTTGGGTAAGTGCTTCCTGGTGTTGCCCATTCAAGTTCTTTAATCTTTGTTCCGTTTTTGTGGATCTCGTTAATTCTGCGACCTGTCGAATTTGTATCAAATCTAATCGTGCTAATAATTAGATACTTGCCACCCTTACCTGCTGGAATGGTGATTCTTCCTGTATTGGTCACTGTGCTGTGATAAGCGTCCGTATCTAAGGATTCACTGTCGAAAGTAAGAATGGTGTTTGTCGCGTTCGAGATATTTTGATTAGCGGAGTTAAACAAGACGCAACCTGTGAAGGTTGGTGTAACTGATGCTGGTGTTGCCCATTTCATGCCAGTTGCTTCGGCGCTATCGGCAGTCAAAACTGTGCCATTCGCCCCAATGCTCCGTGTGCCAATTGTGTTATCAGCGGTACCAGCAAGTAAATCGCCTTTTGCGTCAATGTTGCTAATGCTTGGGGTTGTTAAAACGGGAGAAGTTAAAGTTTTATTTGTAAGCGTTTGTGTGCCCGTAAGGGTCGTCACTGTCGAATCTATTGAAAGGGTGACTGCGCCTGATGTGCCGCCGCCTGAAAGTCCAGTGCCAGCAGTAACGGCGGTGATATCACCAACATCATTTGTTACCCAGGTAAAGTCCATGTCTGTGTTTGAAGCCTTTGCCAAAATTTGACCTGATGTGCCGCCTTTAAGATCGGCAAGTGAAGTGTCAACGGCTTGACCAAATACTTCAAAATCGGCTGGAAGGTCTGTGACCAAATCAGTCGAAGTAGGCATTTGCCACCCGAAATTGCTGGTTGGGTTAGTCATGTTTTCTCCTTATCAAGTGACAATTGTTGCACGCGCCCAGTCTAGCGTTGGCGACACGCCCGACCAGGTAAAGGTGTTGGATATTTCGTCCCATTGCAACGCCTGTAAAGAATAAGCAACGGGCGAAAGATTGAGTGAGATCGAAAGGGTGTTGTACCCCGCGCGGAATGTCCAGCCTTCTACGAACCCCTGGAAGATCGACCCCATGTTTGAAGGTAGGTCGTTGATCGCAACTGGCATTCCCATGAAAACTTCAATGAGGGCGTCGCGGTCTGCGTTGTCTACTTCGGGGTTTGTCAGGTCATAAGTAATTTCGCTGAAAATGGGTTGTGGGTCTTTTCGTAGCGCCAGGTAGAAATCAGCCTGGTCAGTCGCGTCGGTCGAATTGTGCAATGTTGTCGTGATGATTTGCGAGAGGGTGCCATAAGTAAGAATTGAAGTTGGGTCGCTGGCGCTGACTTCTGCGCTGCTGGTTGCGCCATATTTTATGGTGAGGTTGTTTCGTACGTCGCCCGCACGGGTTTCGGTACGCAAACCAGCTGCACGCGCCTGGTTGGCAGTTATTTGGACGTATCCATTTACCGATAGATACTGGCTGCGGTGAGTGGCGTCGGCGTAAGAAATGCGTCCCTGGGCGTCCTCATAAATGTATCCAAGCCCCGAAGTGGCTAAGGCTGAAACCAGTGAATAAACGTCGGTTCTATCACTTGACCGCGCTGCCAATTCATAATCACCAGGCTGATCAATTTCACCCAGGCCGATATTGCCTGCAGTTGCCCAAGTGGCCGTTGGGGCGTAGGTTGCCCATGTTAACGCCCCTGGTACTTCTGCCCAGGTTTCCAGCAATAGGTCTGAAAGTATCGTGTAAATCTGATTTCCGTCGAAATCCTTATGAAGAACGCCATTGGTTAACGCCTTAGGCAAGCGCGCCAGTGCCCCTAACGCCGTGATCGAATAAGTTTGGGTGAACATGGTTGAACCGACGTCACGGACTTCCAAACCAATATCCACGACGTTGCCACCAAAAATTGGCACAAACGTATTTGACGTGTCTTTGACCCGAATTGAAATGGTCGAATTGATGTTGACTGGAATGGTTGCCTGGTTAACGTCGATCAACTGAATGTTCGTGTAGCCCGCCTGCGCCTGCTCATAAATGTTGGTGCGTCCACTTTCAATGGTCAGGTTTGCCAAAACCGCTGAAGTGTATTCAACGCCGTCAATTTCAACTAGCCAAATGGGCGTCCATTGGGTCATGCGACTAGATTCCCTGCGCCACCCGTGCCGCGATAGTAAGAATTGTTGAGGGTGTCAACGATCGTTCTGGCGGTGCCTTCCTTGTCTACGGCGCCTGAAACGTTGACGTTAATTGTCGTACCTCGATCGCGTTCCTCACCCGCGCGGAATCCAGCGACGTTGAAGTTGGAAGGAATTGCCGCCAGACCAGCCGTTGCAAATGCCGCAGTTTTTGCAGCGGTTGCCACGCCACCGCCACCGCCACCGCTGGAAACTGCGCCACCAGTGGAAGGTGCTGAAATTGAAGGAATTGACGGAACCGAAGTTGTCACTGTTGGGGTCTTGATCGAAGGCACACTGACATTTGGTGTGGAAATCTTCGAAACATTTGGCAAAAATGGAATTGCGTTATAAGCGCCAATCAGCGCATTGATTCCAGCAACCGCACCTGAAATCAAACCATTCAAAATCTTAACGACGCCAGCAATGACGTCAATGACGCCACCAGCAATTTTGCCAGCAACCTGCAGTGCGCCACCAAGAACGGTGCCAATGACCGGGGCTAGGTAAGTTGCAACGTAACTGCCGAAAGTTTTGAATACTTCCAAATTGTCACTGAGTGCGTCTTTAACGTAATTAAATGCCTTGATTAGGCCGTTAATAATTGGCGTGAAAACATTTACAATTGTGTTTCCAAGATTGGTAATGATTCCACCCAGGCCGTTACCATTAAGGCTAAACGCACCTGAAAACGCATTGATAACTGGCAACGCATTTTGATTTATGAAATTTATGACCTTTTCCAAAATAGGTAACAACGCAAAACCGATTGTTTCCTTTGCTTCGTCAAACGCAATTTGCATTCTTGCAATTCGTCCAGCGTAGGTATCAGCGTTACGGGCTGCAGCGCCGCCAAATAAATCTGACAAACGACCTTGAACCTGTTCGAATGACATTGTTTTCAATTCCGCAGCTGATAAACCAATGCCTAATCTGCCCAGCGCGGTTGTGTTTCCGTCGTAGGCTTTGGATAACGAAACGGCCACTGCTTCGACTGGTTTGCCAGTCGCGGCGCTAATATCCAGGGCGGTGGCCAGTAAATCTTGCGCCTTTGTAATGTCCCCCGTTGATCTAACCAGGCGACCCAATGCTGGGCGCAATTCGTCGTCCGCAACGCCTGTGGCCAATGACATTTGAAGGATAGATTGTTCGGTGGCCTTGATTTGTGCCTGTGTTGCGCCTGTAGCGTTTTCCAACGCCAGCGCCAATTGTGTCTGTGCCTTTTCGTCTTCGATCGCGGCTTTAACGCCTTCGATACCGATTTTGATTGCGTAAGCGCCAGCGGCAGCGGCGGCAGCAACGAAGGCTGCGCCAACCATTTTGCCAACCTTGCCCATTTTGTCGCCAAATGAATCGACGTCAGCCGACGCGGTTTTTAGCGACTTATTGAGGTTGTCTACGTCACCGAGGATTGAAAGTTTGAGGGTACGACTGCCAGCCATTAGTTGTACTCCTTAACGATCTTGGAAAACGATTCTTCCCATTTTTTGACAATATCTGGTTGAACGCTTCGAAGGGTTGGATAGATAAACCAGCCGCGAGAACCGCGACCTTCACGACCTGACCAGACTGGAAATTGCTTATATCTGTTTGAACCAAATTCAGCGCCGCCCCAAATTTGTTGGGTTGACGCGCCACCACTTAATTTTTGTCCAGCGTAGCCAAATGAAATTTCACCAATTTTTGACGATTTTGAAACCTTCGAACCGTCAGCGACGCGATTGTCCTGAAGGTTACGGGTACGGCTTGAGGCAGCGGCTTGAATCTTGCCCTGAACCCAGGTGGCCAGTTCGCTGGTTGCCTGTTTTGCCTGGTTGGTTGCTTCTTCGTCCATTGCTTTGAAAGAACGGACAATGGCACGCAACTCATTCTTGTCATAACTGATTGCGTCAGCTGCCATTTGCCCGTCCTTCCAGAATTTCAAGCACTGTCAAAATGTCCTCAGCCGTTTCAAATTGTTCTTTTGGTAAGTTGGTTGCTAAGGCCAACTCCCAAACAATTCGGTTTAGGCTTCCGACTGGGTGGCTTTTGGGTTTGCTTCACCGACTATCACTTCAGCGATCGTTTCAGTCCATGCTTCGATTGGCTTGACTGGTTTCCCAGCGGCTTCGCGCTTCATGGCGTGATAGGCCAAAAAGACCAAATCGGAAATCCCGATTTTTTCCTGTGCTTGGCTGATCGTGTGGCCTGTGTGCTTCTCCCATTTTACCCACTCAGGTGGCGCAGCCGTGTAGGTCGCCTGCGTACCGTCGTTATATTCGATTGTGATTGGTAGTTTCATTTTTTCTCCCGATTGTTAGTTTTTAACTGAAAGTTTCAGTAGGTGTTCCCACTACAATAAATGATAGGTCAACGGTCTGTGCGTCTGGTGCTGCCCCGCCCACTGCTGGGAATACTGGCATGACGTTGAACGCAAAAACTGCGCCTGTGACGGCAGTTAGTGAAACTGCCAATGTTGTGTTCGGCGCTGATTCGCAGGCAGACCATAGTGCCTCGCACAATGAACCTGTAGCGCCCCAGTCAGCAAGCATTGACACGTCAAATGTCCACTGGTCGTCAATGTGCTTATAAGCCTTGCCGTCTAGCGTTTGGTAAGTTTCGACGGTTGGACTGTTCGCAAGTGTTGCGCTGGTCGCCTGTGCGTCGTAGTTAACGGTTGCAATGGTCACGACTAAATCGCGACCAGTTATGATTGTCGTTGGCATTTTGTCCCCTAGGTTGTCTGTGTGTAGTAAGTTGAAACGTTGATGTCGGCGACCAGCATTGGTGACTGCCCTACTTCTAGAACCGTCGGCTTTTCGATTTGTCCAACAACGTATCCTGCGGGCATTGCCGCAAGAATTCCCATGATGAGTTTTTCCAGGTTATCAAGTGAACCTGCGTTGCTATTTGAAGCAACAATGGCTGAAATTGCAAAATTTATCTTGACCTGTGTTTTGGCCTTGCCAATCAAAACAATTTCCATGTACGGCGAATCTGGCACAACCACAATTGCAGGTGGAATTGGTGCCTCAGGTACGCTTGAATAAATGTTGGCTGATAAGGCGCTGAATGAATTGGCTAAGGTTGCGCGGGTTTCGGCAACGGAATTGGCTGGCACTTATTGCACGACCGTTTCAACGTCCAGGTAAGGCATAAGCAATGTGCTGACGCGGTTGGTTAGGCTGCGTCCCATGCGGTAGGGCGTAGAAGTAAAGTCAACGCCTTCGATCTGACCGCCTGCTGCAACGCGTGACTGAAAGACTTCAACGCTGACTGCGAGAATGGCTGATTCAATTGCAGGGGTGTTTGCGTAAATATCAGCTGCGGAATAGCCTGAAAGTGTGGCCGTACCCATTGGAATGATCTCGCGCAAGGTGACATTTGATGAAGTCAATGCAGCGGTAAATGAATACTCAGTTGCGGTCACAACTGTGTGGGTGGCGGTGAACGGTGCTGGCAAACCAGTTACAATGACTGATTGACCAGCAACGAAATGGTGACTGCGCTGGGTGTAGAAATAAGCCACGTTCGATTCAAGTTTGTATGACTGAATTGCTGAAGTATTAGCAACCAGCATTGGCAAAATTACGGCTTCTGAGGTGTTAATTATTTCGTCAAGATAACTGTCACTGTATAAGGAAACGCTCACGCCCAGCACTGTTCGCAGTTGACTTGCGGTGACAATACTAGGCATGAGCGTTCCTTTCGATCGACTGCGGCGAGATCGGGAGAACCCGCCGCATGATTAGTTTGGGTTAGTTATCAGGTCTTGTTTACGCCAAATGCACCAGCACCAATTTTGGTTGCCACTGCACCGAAGGAATAAACGCCGACTGTAATTGAACCGTCAGCAGTTGATTCTGCGCGCAACTGGTATGAAGTTCCTTCGTACCATGTGTATGCGTCTGGGTTGATGATCATGATTGAATCATCAATGTCTGTTGTTGCTGCAGTGTTTGCAGTAACGTAAAGATCAAGTCCGGCAACGCGTCCACGCAATGAACCAGGTGTTGCTGATCCTGGTTGATTCATTGGGTTTGTTACTTCGTTGTAGATTGGGCGACCTGAATCATTTAGTGACATGAGGTTTGACCACTGTGAAGTGTTGACCAAAATGTTGCGTGCGAATGGATTTGCAAGGCCTGCAGTTGCAGCATAAACACTTGCTGAACCGCGTGCGATAACACCTAGCAATTCGGCTGCAGTTGGGTATGTTGCAATTGAAGTTGAATCGGCAGTTGCTCCTGCAACTAACTGATCGTTTGCGTACTTGTCCTGTGCCTTAGCCATTGCCGCGACCATATTACGAAGTAACTCATCATAAAAAAGTGGACTTGTTCTAGTGAGCAATTCGACTGAGAATTTTTGTTGCCCTGCGAATTTCTTAACGTCAACTGACAAGAACGCACTGTTCTGATCTGTTTCGTTAAAAATTGCGTCTTCGGCTACAACTGCAACTGTTGGTGCAACTGTGATTTTTGGAATTTCGAAAGTCATTCCCGCGTCAGGCAATGTGCCGCGTGAGATTGCTTCAATGCTTGGACGGATTGTTGTTGATAGTCCGTTGATAACTTCTGAAAGTTGGCGTGTTGGTACTAGGCCAGCATTGTCAGTTGTGTTGTCAGCTGCAAGAACGTACTGACGTGCATTTTCGTCGCCTGTTGCAGCAAGAACCTTGTTTTCAAGGTACTTAGCAGCAGTTAGTTCAATGCGTGGTGCTGATTTGAAACCACCGACTGCATTTGCAGTTGCGGTGATTGACTGGGCGGCTTCAACCGTTTCGGCGGTTGCAGCGTCTTTGACGGTGTCTTCCACTTTGTCTTCTCCTTCTGTTGGTGTTGGTGCTTCAGTTTCGGTTATCGAATCTGAAATTTCGTCTTCTGTTGCCGCGACTGATTCGACGCGGGCTGAACGAATGGCGGGTTCTGACGTCAAGGCGACCCCAGTGAGTTCACCCGCAAGAATTCGAACGGTGCCGTCCTTCAGGGTTTCGTATTCGTCAAATGAAACTTCAACGCTGAAACCGTCGCGCAAACCTTCCTGGGCTTCAACCAATGCGTCATTTCCCGCAGTTGTTTCGGCAATTTTGAACGTTGCGTCAATGCCTTTGTCGGTTGATTCAATTGAAAGTGTTTTGCCAATTCGACGTGTACGGTCATGCTCTAGGTTAAGCAAAACGGCGGTTGGTTCGATCGAACCAGCAGCAAATTGAACTTTGCCAATTGAAGCATTGCCTGTTTCTTCAAACGTGACAATGCGGCCTGTGATTGTGCGACTGTTGGAATCTGCCGCAGTGATTTGCATTGGTGTGATGACTTTTTTCATAGCAGCATGTCTTCTTCCTCGCGTATTTCTTCGACCGACATTGCGCCGATTCGATTTAAGATTTCGTAAACCTGGGCACGCTCATAAGGATTGCCACGCAAGAAATCATCAAGGTCAAATGAAACACGATTGCCTGCGGGCGTAAAATCTGCAAACGATAAACGTTGTTCAATTATGGACATGTAATTTCTAAACGCGAAGTCCACGAGGTCGCGCCTCTTGTCTAAGGCGTTTGAATAAGTGAAACTTGATTGCTGGGAATCAGTGAAATACGCAGGTAATCCGCAAGCGCGTGAAAGTTCTAGTGCGACATAGTTCCGGGCTTCGTTCAGCTGCAAATTCTTTGGGTCATAACCCAATGTTTCCAATGTAACGTCAGCATTCAAAAATGCGGTTGACTTATTTGCTCGCGCAGTACGCCAGGCGGTGAGCAACTTTGAAACGCGATCTGCTGGCAATGAAGTGCCGTTTGATTTTAAAACCATTTGTGGAATTGGTTCAACTGCAAAATTCATTGCTGCGCGTTCTAGTGCTGCCGCTGCCTTGATCGTGCGACCTGCGCGACTAAGCAAACCTTCTTGCGTACCCTGGAAAACAACTAGGTTTGTTGGGTCGACGTAAGCGCCGTCAATTTGGTAAGAAACAATTTCATAACCCATGCCGTTTGTTTGAATGGTTACGCGCTCAGGTGCGATTCGCTCCATTGCACGAATTTTGCCCGTGTCTGCGTAACGTTCCATAACGTATGCGTATGCGTTTGGAAAAAAGAATAAATCTGAAATAATCCATGACCAGAATGTTGTGCCTGGAATGCGTGGGTCGGGTTGATTGATCACACGCGGTTGTGTGACTTTTTCGCCAGTGGCTTCATTGCGTGTGTGCATTGGAAGTGAAGCAACGGTCTGAATAATTCCCAGCGCGCGGGCGCATGTAGGAACGCTCATTGCTTCGGCACGCGAAGCCGTAATTACGCCGCCAAATAGGAATAGATTTCCTACTTCACTATAATACGGCGCAATTGCAGCTGCGTCCACGTTGCTGGCTTCGACTGGAACGGCAGCCTCAGCCTTACGCGTGAATGAATCAAATAATCCCATGCCCTAATTGTGTCAGGGTTATAAGTTCAACCAACCATGATGTCAAGATCATTCTCTGGGCGTGTCGCGAAGTGTGTTGCGAGGGCAACGGCCACTGCAGCGCAAACGACCGATTGTGAAGCCCGCCGTCCAATGACCCAGCCCCCGTCCCCACGTCGAAGTTGCACCGCAGCCAACACTTCTTCCGAAAGTTGACTTTGACCCCTGTGCTTCAAACGACCGCTATTGATCGCTGACAACATTTCGTCACACGCCTGTGGGTAAACCCCGTCCATGTCGAAAATTGGAATGCCAGCAGGTGCCAGGCGCGCAGCAACGGCGGCACTGGTTTTACGACTGTAAAGAACGTATTCGGTTGGATACTTGCGCGCATAATCTGCCAGGTCGTTGGCAATTGCCTTGTCATCAAGTTGAAGATCGTTTTGCCAGGTGTGTAGCAACTTCACCACAAATTGTTCATTGCCGATTTTCTGGGCACCAACCAAACTGGCGTGTTTTCTGTCTGGGCTTAGATCAATTGCCAGCCAGGTCAATTTGTCAATGTCCAGGTCAATGGACTTGTCCAGGCAGTTACCCCATGAAGCCGCGTCGACGGCGCTATTGATCGCCACGACCCAGCGGCACAAAACTTCGGTCATTACCACGTCAGGCGGGTCATTTAAAACGCTTTTGATATTATCAGCATGGATAAGTCTGCCCATTGACGGGTTGGCGTGACTTGCGTTTTCTACGCTGATTTCATCCGTCGGCGCTGACCATTCGAAATAACCAATGTCATCAGCAACGCCTGCGATCGAAGCCAACGCGCGATCACGGAATTGGTTAAGCACAACCGACGAGGAATCACCAGCATTTGTGTACGCCATGACCATTGGGTTGGTCGCAGCCATGAGGGTGTAGCGCAGCGAGGCAAAACTTTCAATGTCGGTCATCTCGCGTAATTCGTCCAGGTGGATTGTTGACGGCCTGGAAACACCACGCGCTGCCGAACCACCAGCCCGCACAATGAACCGATTGCCCGTGATCGTTTCAATTTCTTCACCGCCATGTTGCCAGCGAATCTTTTTGACCTGTTTTGCCAACGATTCATTTTTTTCAATGATCTGAACCATTGCCCGGAATTGTTCTAGCGACGTCGAAAGTCTGTGGGCTGACCCTATTTGTAGATTTTCGTCCCATAAAAACAACCCGCCTAAAATCCTAATCAGCTGCAGAAACGATTTTCCGTTTTGGCGTGCTACTACGATTGTGTTTACTGGACTAGCCCAGCGCCCGTCGGGCTTGACTTTGTGCGTGTGAATTAGCGCAAATTTCTGCCATTCCATAAGATCAATGCCCAGACTTGACGCCAGATCGATCAATTCACCCCCGCGTGAAGGCAAATCGTTCAATGGCGTGTGGATTCTGGGCGTTTGTACGCCGATTAGCGGGTTTTCAAGGTTTGTGTCCCTACCCAAAACCGTTTCAGGGCTATTGAGGGCTTCTGAGGCCGTTTGGTGGCCTTCTGAGGGCTTCTCAGTCGTTTTCATGGCTTCTTGAATCGTTTTTGGGGGAAATTAAACCAG